CCAGGTGGCAGGTAGCGCATTTATGGATAAAACGCAGGGTAGCTGAAAGGAGTAGGGCTTATGGCAGACGAGAGATTGGTGGAGAAGGTCAAAGACATAATCGCGGACATTTTTTCAGTTTTGCCCGAGGATCTCAAAGAGGAGTCCACGATAGAATCATTCGGCGGCGATTCCTGCGACGATATTGAACTTGTGGTTGAACTGGAAGAGGCATTCGGGATAGAAATTGAAGACGCCATCGCGAAGGATTTTAAGACTGTCGCTGATGTGGTGCGATGCGTGGAGGAGAAGATATCAGCAAAGAGAGGTGGCCTATGAAGATAACCTTTGAATCGTTTGTCTTTTTCCGAGATTCCAACCAAATAACAAGAGAGGAAGAGAAACAAATAGAGATTCGGATAGAGTGTGAATACCGAGGCCTGAAAAAGACTGTGGTAAGGATCTTCCCTGATGTCACCAGAACAAGGGGGGAGAGAGGGCTGATGAAGCGCAGCGTGGATGCTCTCTTTTATGAAATGCGCGAAGCAGTCGAAGAGGAATTTTTGAAAAATTTTGAGAGGAGGGAGAATGTCACATAGAAACCGCTTTGGTAAGCTCTGTAAGATGATCCTTGGCCGAAGGATAAACGAGGAGGTGTAAACGATGATGTTGTGTCCTTATTGCAAACTAAGACCAAAAATCAGAAAAACCTGCGGCCACCCGGAGTGTCAATATAAACATCACAAACAACATCACAAGGCTTATTTCGATAAGTTCTATCGAAAAACAAATCGCAGGGTATCTATTTCGATTACAAGGATTAAACAGCAGGCTGAGGCATTATCTACGCGGTAATTCCTTCCCGATATATCGGGAGTATTTGTCGCTTTTATAGGCGCCGCAATGAGATAATATAATCAAACAATTTAACCAGACAGGGTCGCTCCCTGTCTGGATTTATGGCCGATTCCGTGCACGGCGGGGTCGGCCTTTTTTATTTTTAATATTTTACAAAGGAGGATGGTATGAGCAGTAATGCAATAAAAGCGCAAGGAACGGAGTTGCAGTTAGGTGCAGGTTCTCCGTTGACCTACACCAAGATTGCGGAGATCAATTCGTTCAGCGGCCCGGGAGGATCCGTCTCAGTCATTGACGTGACCGATCTGTCCAGCGAGGCCAAGGAAAAGCTTGCTGGACTGAACGATAATGGTCAGCTTTCATTCGAGGCCAATTTCATCCCGACAAACACACCGCAGGCGGCTCTTCGCACCGCAAAGGAAAATGGGACGACGTGTAGCTTCAAGCTTGTTTTCACTGACGGAACGGAATGGACCTTCAGTGCCATCGTGACGGGGTTCTCGACATCCGGTTCTATTGATGGCGTGGTAAAGCTGTCGGTGACGTTGGAAATCAGCGGAGAGATCGTCGAAAGCTAACAAGAGGAAGATCTAAAAAGAGAGGACGCGTTATGTTAACTCGAGAAGAGATTCTCTCCAAGGTATCCCTCAAAACCGAGAAGGTAACCATCGAAGAATTATTCGGCGAGGTGATCGTTTCGGAAATGTCCGGGGCAATGCGCGATGAATGGGAACAGGCGATCAGGGAAAAAGGCGCCGACGGAAAATTTATTTCTCTTCGGGCAAAGCTGGTGGCCTTTACTGTCATTGATGAAAAAGGAGAAAGAGTTTTTTCAGATGGTGACATCCAGTCAATCGGAAAATTGCCATCGGTGATCCTTGAAAAAATTTGCGTAGTGGCTATGCGTTTAAATGGCCTGGGCGCAGATGCAATCGAAAAGGAAAAAAAAAGCTAATTCGGCAGCCTGAGAGAAGATTTTATTTTTTTCTTGCCGAGAAGTTAGGGAAAACCGTCGCGGAATTATTGGCGCAAATCACGAGTTCTGAGATCACTGAATGGGTCGCTTATTTTAACCTAAAAACTGAAGGCGATCCTGTGGATCCGAAGGCAGCGTTGACAAAAATGTTCAAAACAAAGATCAAAAAGAAAGGCCGGTAGGATGGGCATATTAGGGACCCTGGGGAGCCTGAATGTCCTTTTAAGCGCAGACACAGCCAAGTTCACGTCTGCGATGGAAAAGGCAGCTTATACAGCAGAAAATCAAGCTCGCAGGATGGGGATTGCCGTTAAGTCAGTGGCGATCATGGCCGCCGCAGCCGCAACATCTATCGCCGTCAGTATTAAAAAGACCATCGACCACGCCGACGAAATCGGCAAAATGGCGTCCTCGATCGGATTGACCGTAGAGCAGTTATCCAGCCTTGAATATGCGGCGAAATTATCCGGTGTGGAGATAGAGGGGCTGCGCGCATCCTTCCAGAAATTCAATAACACCATTTTTGACGGAGCCAAAGGAGTTAAAGAGAGCGCTACGCTATTCAAGGCGCTTGGGATTTCTCTTAATGACAACAATGGAAAGCTGAAAAGTAATTACGATCTCTTCCTTGAGACCGCAGACGCTTTGTCAAAAATGAGTGATGGAGCGACGAAATCGGCTCTGGCGCAGGATCTTTTCGGCAAAAGCGGCGCAGCTATAATCCCGATACTTAACTCCGGAAAAGAGGGAATTGAAAAGCTTGCCGAAGAAGCCTCCGGGCTCGGCGTTGTGCTTAACAGCGATACAGCGCAGGCCGCAGATAAATTCAACGACAACATGACGCGCATGGCAAGCGCTACACAGGGGATTGTTTTAAGTTTTACTTCCGGCCTTCTCCCTACCCTGACAAATCTAACCGAAAACCTGAACAGCTCAACAGCATCCTTGGAAAGTTTTAGAACAGCCGGTAAGGGTGTGGCAACGGTAATTGTTGAAATGGCCAACGGAATTTTGACCGCAGGCGCTGTGTTTGAAGCCTATGGCGACACTATGCGGACGATCGCGGCCACTCTTCTTTTGCTCACAGAACGCAAATTCAGGGAGATAGGAGAACTTTGGAAGGAATATGGCCAAGACCAGAAAAAAACATTCGACGATCTCGCGCTGAATGTTACCAAAAACATGAACATCATGTCAGATGCAGTCGAAAGTAGTTCTGGAAAAATCCAAAAAGTGGTTTCTGGCGCCGATGATAAAATGGAAGATTTTTTTAAAAAGGCGGAGGAAAAGGCAAACAGGCTTAAAAGCGCCGCACAAGATTTTGGAATGACCTTCCAGTCGGCATTTGAGAACTCTATTATTGAGGGAGAAGAATTTAGCAGCGTATTGTCCTCTTTATTGAAAGATATTGAGCGCATTATTTTAAGAGTTGCCGTTACTGGACCCTTGGCGGGAACCCTATCTGGAATATTTTCCTCGTTACCGTTTTTCTCTTCTGCTCATGGCAATGTCTTTTCAACAGGGCGCCTCATTCCTTTTGCTACTGGGGGGCTTATTACAAGTCCAGTTCTTTTTCCAATGGCCAACGGAGGAACAGGCCTTGCCGGGGAAAATGGGGATGAAGCCATAATGCCGCTCTTCCGGGCGAGCAATGGAGATCTGGGGATAAAATCAGCCGGTGGCAGCGGTGTTGAAATAAACGTATACGCCCCCGAAGGATCATCTGTCAGTCAAAGCAGCCAGATGATCGGAGGCAAGGAGAGGATAGATATAATGATTGACGAGGCTGTTGCGGGAGCAGTCAAGAGTCCTGGGAGCAAGACTTATAGGGCGCTTAAAAATTCTTTTGGATTGAGGCAGTCATTGACGGCACGGTAGAAAAAGACGAGGAGTAAGAGGGTTTATTTTTTGTTCTTTTTAACATCACAAAGTTCATATCCGTAAGAAGCCATACAAGATTTGTATGCATTATCTTTATTTATGGCTTCTTGAATCCAATCATAACCGCTTGCTGAAACTGAGCGAGATTTGCATTGAGCTTCTGCCCATGCTTGGCCTTGAGGAGGGTTCCATTCTGGGTTAACGCTGACCATTTGGAGATTAGCACACCCTGAAAAAAACAGAACGAGAGACAAAAAGTAGAAGTGAATAATATTTGTTTTCATCATAAGCTCCTTTTTGACGTGTTTTATATTATGGCCTATTTCAGCAATTTATTCAACCTTTTTGTGCATAGAAAGGATTGATTAATGGACACTTGGCCGGCAACACTACCGCAAAGGCTTTCCGCAGACGCATCTGTTCAGGACGACGAAAGCCGGGCCACGACCGACATGGACTCCGGGCCCGCATCTGTGCGCAACAGGTTCACGGCGATCACCCAGACCGCCAAAGGCTCCATGATCCTGACCGGAGCGCAGCTGGTTATATTCAACACGTTTTTCAGGACGACGCTCAAGCATGGATCGCTGTCTTTTTATTGGATACATCCGTTTAGCGAAGACACAGTGACGATCCGTTTTAAAAACAAGCCGGAATGGAAATGCGTAAAATCGGCGGCGAGCGTCAACGATAGGTTATATCAGGCGTCCGTGGAACTCGAAATCCAGCCATAAATCCAGCCATGACAGATATCTCTGACGACTTGAAACAGGACGCCTGGCAGAATTCCAGCGATCTTCCGCTTGTTCTCCTGACGATAAGTCATGCCGATCTTTCAGAAGACATCCGCGTCGTCAATAATAAAGAGGCCATAACATCTAACGGCCTGGAATACGTTGCCTTCCCGTTTGATATCCAGCTCCCAGATTCCAAAGAAGACTCCCAGCCTTCGGCTAAGTTGACAATTTGCAATGTTTCACGTGAGATCGGCCAGGCCATACGCCTGATCTCGACACCCCCCAGCATAACCATAACTGTCGTCCGCCAGGAAACACCGGATATCGTTGAGGCCCAATTTATCGGTATGCGCCTTAACAATGTTAAGTACGACATGATGACCGTCACGGGGGATCTGGAGTTTGAAGATCTGACGCGGGAAGAATATCCGTTTTTGAAATTTTCTCCGTCGATATTTAAGGGGATATTGTGACGCTTAAAGAATTTATTTATAACGCCCTAAGAGTGAAATTCGAGGAGAAAGGCCGGACGTATTCAGGCTGGGATTGTTTCGGTTTGCTCTTTTTGGCGTATCGGGATGTGCTCGGCGTAGAGCTTCCGAGCTTCGTTGATGATTATGTCGATGCCGGAGATACCCAGGCGTCCAGGCGCGTTATCCACGACATTATTTTAAGCCAGAAGCATAACTGGGATCCTGTCGAGAAACCACAAGCATTGGATGCTGTGTTGTTCAGACTCGGCGATACGGAAATCCATCTTGGCCTTATGGTCGACAAAAATAGATTTATTCACTGCGAGAAAAAGGTCAATACGGTGGTCGAGCGAATAGGCAGCGTGAAATGGAAAAAGCGGATAGAGGGGATTTACCGCTTAAAAAGAGAGACAGATGCCGGATAAGATCAAAATGACAGCCCTGGTCCACCCGTTCAAGTCTGCCAGAAAGAGGCTTGAGTTCGAGGAGGGTGCGACCGTCAAGGACATGGTTCTCGTCGCCCAGCCTAATGCGACAAAACTGCGCCACGCCGTTGTTTTTGTCAACGGCAAGATCATTCCAAAAAAGGCCTGGAGCACCCATAAACCGGCGGCAGGCGAGCTCATAGAAGTCAGGGCTTGTCCTATTCCTCGCGGCGGTGGTGACGGTGGCGGAAAAAATGTCTTGAGATTTGTTTTGACGATAGCCACCATCGCATTATCGGTCTGGGCTGGTGGAGCTTTGGCCAGCGCGGCGAATACACTATTTGGCTTAGGTGCAACAGCCATGAAAGTGGCGACAGCTGTTTTTACAGCCATCACAGCCACGGCCGGGATGCTCGCCGTCAACGCCTTGTGTCCCACCACATCTTCTTCTATCGCTTCGTTGTCGGGATCCGATACGACAGACTCCAACACTCTCTATATTGAGGGAGCGAGTAATTCACTCGATCCTTTCGGTGTCGTCCCTGTTGTCTTTGGCAAATACCGCCAGACTCCGCGCCAAGGGTCAAAGCCTTGCACGGAAATGATCGGAGACGATCAATACATCAGGATGTTGTTTGTCTGGGGCCCGGGCCCGATAAAGATAGACGAGGCCTCCTTGAAGATCGGCGATACATTGCTCAGTGAATTTTCGGATTACCAGATTGAGCATCGCGAAGGCCTGGCGACAGATGAACCATTGACCTTGTTCCCGAATGCCATCAGCGAAGAAGATTTTACGATTTCTTTACTGGCAGATACCGGATGGATAACCCGAACTACAAACATAAATGCGGACGAAATAAGCCTTGATATTTCTTTCTCCGGCGGGCTTGTGGAATACGATGCAAATGGCAATAAGCAGTCAAGGTCCGTCAATGTTGAGATTGAATACAGGAAGACAGAAAGCGGGGACGAATGGTCAAAAATTGATACGGCCGGGGAAAAATTCCAGGCAACATGTGATTCTTCCTGGCTCAATAAAACCGGAGACATCCTTGATAGTATCACATTCACGGGCAAAAAGACATCGGCCTTGCGCTATGGGATCCGTTGGGGGGTAGCGGAAAGAACGCAATATGATGTCAGGGTTCGCAGGATTACGGCAGATACGGATTCAAGCCTTGTGGCTGATAAAACCTACTGGACGGCCCTGCGATCAATAAAGGCAGAGGATCCCATCGATTCTCCCGTGCCTTTAGCTGTCACTGCTTTAGTCATTAAAACAACTGATCAACTCAATGGGGTTATAGACGATCTCTCCGGTATCGTGACGAGGGTTTGTAAAGATTGGGATGCCGTCACGGAGACCTGGATTGAGCGTATATCGCAAAATCCGGCGTCAATGTTTCGATTTGCTTTGCAAGGCAACGGAATGGCCGAGCCTCTCGAAGACGCCAGAATTGATATTGAGGCATTACAGGATTGGCATGAGTTTTGCGTAGAAAAAGGGCTTACCTTCAACCAGGTTCGCGATTACTCATCGTCTGTCTGGGACACCTTGCGGGATATATGCGCGGCCGGCCGCGCGGCGCCGACAGTCATTGACGGCAAATGGTCGGTTGTTATCGATCGGGAGCAGGACGTCCCCGCCAGTGTCATAACACCGAAAAACAGTTTTAACTTCTCAGCTGAGAAGTTCTTTTTAGACCCGCCGCACGGCTGGCGCATCCAGTTTCCAAACGAGGACCAGGACTATAAGACCGATGAGCGCAGGGTATATCGGGATGGTTATAACGATGATAACGCCACCAAGTTTGAAGCGCTTAACTTGATTGGGGTCACTGATCCAGATCAGATATACAAACTTGGCCGCTGGCGGATAGCCCAGGTGTTGAATCAGCCGGAGCGATGGACATTTAAGCAGGATATGGAGTTTTTGACCTACCGCCGCGGCGATTGGGTAAAGATAGCCCATGACGT